CAAGCAAGGCAATACCACTGGCCTTAACGTCATGGGTCTCACGAGTGCCAAGTTGTCGACTTATTCACTTGATATCGGCAATGAGATCGTTTACCGAGAACTTGTTGGAGGCACTGGTGAAGTGCTGCTGACAAACAGGAGCGTGAGTGGAAACCTCAGCATTGAGGCCGTCGCACTTTCTGTTAAGGATTACTTCGCGACAGCATTGGCTGACACGCTTGGGATCATCGAGTTCACACATGGAACTGGCGCTGGGAACATCGTCAAGGTTGATTCTGCACGAGGCGACATTGCTGATGTGTCTTATGGGGATCTTGACGGGATCGCAATGTTAGAAATTCCATTCACAGCGATTCCTAGCAGTGCTGGCAATGACGAGGTAGAGATCGTTTACACCTGATCAAGCTTCCTTTGCGTTTTAGGGAGCCTTTTCAGGCTCCCTTTTTTTGTGTAAGCTAATTTTGCTTATGCATTTATCTAACTAATGGCTTTTGTACGCAAAAAGGTCAAAACCTTTAAATGGCCCGTACAAGTAACAGAACCTAGCGAGGATCGTCCAGGCGAATTTGACAAGTTTGAGTTTACGGCTGCATTCAAACGAGTAAAGCTTTCTGAGCTTGAGTCTTTAGGAGAAGAGTCAGGATTGCCGTTACTGAAAAAAGTGATGATTGGGTGGGAAGGCATCCAGGACGAGGATGGAAAAGAAGTGCCTTTCTCTAGCAAGGAGCTTGAATCGTTCTCTGACGATGTTGACTGGGTAAAAGCTGTTCTTGCGGCTTACACCAAAACCTATGAGGGAGCAGAGTCGGGAAACTAAGAGAGGCTGCGATTTATTGGGCGTCCGGCGGCAAAGAAGTCGAGGACAGTACCAATGATGATGCAGCTGCTTTTGGAATGATTCTGCCAAAGCCGGAGCCGACGGAGTCTACGGATTTTGAGGTTTGGGAAGAAAACTGGGATGCAGTCATCATGTTTTTGCGACTGCAGACCCAGTGGCAGGTCTCAATGAGCGGATATGTCGGTTTGAAGTATGAGGTATTGCTAGGTTCCGAAGGCTTGTTTGGCCTCTACAATGTGGAGGATCGTAGAGATATGCTCGAGCGTCTCCAGATAATGGAGGCGGCAGCCCTAAAGGAACTCCGGAAACGCTCTGATGGCAAAGGCAATTGACACTCTTTCCATCAGGCTTGAGTTTAAGGACGCTGGCACTCAACAGATTGTCGATAAAATTAAGGGCTCTTTTAAAGGGCTGCAGCAGGTTGTTTCAGGCAACACCCAGCCTGCAATACGAAAGCTTAGGAGTGAAATAAATACTCTTGCTTCTGCCGGAAATAAAAGCATCAGCACGATTGAAGGGCAAGTTACAGCCTTAAGGGCATTAAGAAGAGAAGCGAACATTAATAGCAAAGAGTTTAAAGAGCTAACGGCTGACATTGGGAAATATGAGAAGCAGTTAAACAAGGCTCAAGGCCGAAGGGGCGGTGGCTCTAGCGGGGGGCGGGCTCTTGCTGCCACTCAGATAGGAGGAGCAATTGTCTCAGGCGGCATTTTTGGTGGTCCCGAAGGTGCAATTGGTGGCGCCATAGGATCAATTGGGGGCGTGCCTGGGGCGTTTGCAGGTGCTGCAATTGGCGCTCAAATTGGTGGGATTAGGAAGTCGCTTGGCGGAGTCGCGGAGACAGTGGCTGAAATTAATGCCATGAAAATTGCTCTAGCAGGCGTTAGCACCGGAGCTGAGGATTATAGAAAGAGTATTGACAGCGTAATGTCAATATCAAAAGAGTTCTTATTTCCAGTTGACAAAGCGATTGGTGAATTTACAAGATTAAAAGCGGCAGTTGTTGGCGCAGGCTTTGGGACCAAGGAGACGACTGATGCATTTAAAGGTTTTGCTGCTGCAATTCTAGCGACTGGAGGAAACTCTGAAAAATTAAGTGGCGCATTGCTTGCAGCGTCTCAAGTATTCTCCAAAGGCAAGGTTCAAGCCGAAGAGCTTAGAGGGCAAATTGGTGAAAGGCTCCCAGGTGCTTTTACTACGTTTGCACAGTCCATAGGGGTAGGCAGCAAAGAATTAGATGAGATGCTTCGCAAAGGGAAAGTTAGTACTGAGAACTTTGTAGAGTTTACAAGAACTCTTTTTGCTCGGTATGAAAAAACCGCTGAAACTCTTGGCAGCTCTCCTGAAAAAGCCGGTCAAAGACTGCAATTAGCCTTAAGTCTGGCAACTATTGAGTACGGCGGGTTTTTCCAAAAGGTTGGTGCTGGATTCCAAGATTACATTACGGGGCTGGTAACTTTTGCTACAGATAACAAAGAAACATTCAAGAAAGTTGCGGCCAATGTTGTTGTATTCGCGCAAGATGTCAAGACAGTAATCAAGGGGCTTGTAACCCAAATTAAACAGGCTTTTGGCGGAATGTTTGTGTTCCTTGGCCAAGCACTCAAGGTTTTTATAGAACAAATTGTAGCGCCATTTTTCAATGCAATCAAGGCCGGGATTGAAGGCATTGCTAAACAGGTTAACTTGGGTCAAGCAGAAAGAAAGCTGGGAGGAGCTTTTGGTAGGGCTGGCGCAATTAGAGCGGAAGAGCTTGAAGCTTATAGGAAAGAAAAAGGCATAGTCGAGCCTGGAAGGCTTGGAACTTCTATCGCGGATAACGACGAAATTGAAAGGAGAGCGCAACGACGAATTCTTCAAGAAGCCGGAATGGCTCCGAAATCAAGAGATGACATGTTTGCCGATGCAATGAAGGGCCTCGACAAAGCTTTTGCTGTTTTTGATCCATCATCTGGCTTTGGCACAAGCCTTGGCACAAGTTCCGGGACAGGCACTGGCGGAACGGAGGGCACCGGCGGCACCGCCCCCAGCACAGGCACCGACAAGACCCAGGCTCGCATTGGTCGTGCTGATGAAATTGTTCGTAAGTTGCGGGATCAGCTGGAAATTCAAGAGGCTCAAACAAAAGTCGGACAATTTATTGCGAAGCAGGGCAAGGAGCGGAGTGATCTTGAAGCTAAGTTCCAGGCTTTGCTCAAGGACGGTGCCAATGAAAAAATATCTCAAGCCAAGATAGATGCGGACGGCTTGCTACTGGACAAGCAAGCCTTAGAGCTTCAAGCCAGGACTAAGAAGTTAATGGATGAAGCAACAAAACCATTGGAAGACATGAACATAAAACTCCGCGAAAAGATTAGTTTTGATAAGGAATATAAGAGGCTGATCTCGGAAGGGATAAATCCTGAACTGGCTAATCAGCTCATTAAGATCAACGAATTGTTTGAGGCTGGCGATAAGAAGTTGGAGCAGCAATTGCTGGACCTTGAAAACGAAAAGCTAAAAACCGACTTAGGCGAGGCGCAACTTAAAAATATTAACGACCAGATTGACGCTATAAAGAGGAGGCGAGAAGCAGAAAAAGGGAAAAAAGCAAAAGCAGAAGGATCCGCAGGCGAAGCTTATGCAGACCCTTCGTTTATGGATACTTTGCGTGACAAGATGAGAGCGCTTTACGATGAGGCTACTAACTTAAATGAACAAATTGCAAATATTGGAGTCAAAGCTGTTGGAGATTTTGCTGATGCTTTTGTCGAGCTGGCGATGACAGGGAAGTCAAGCTTCAAGGAGCTTACCGTTTCAATATTGCAAGACTTAGCAAAGATAATTATGCGGGCAGCGGTTCTGCAGGCTTTTAAATCATTAGTGCCAGGGCTTTTTGCCGCTGATGGAGCTGTGACTAAAGACGCGACTCCGGTCAAGATGGCAGCGAATGGCCTTGCAGTAGCGAGGAACGGAATTGTCCCTTACGCCAAGGGTGGTCTAGTCACTAAACCAACTTTGTTTCAATACAAGCAGGGTGGCGTTGGCAACTACGGCTTGATGGGCGAGGCAGGCACAGAAGCGATCATGCCTTTGCGTCGTGGAGCCAATGGCAGGCTTGGTGTTGAATCTTCTGGTGGTGGCGTTGGTAACGTAGTAGTTAATGTTGATGCGTCTGGATCTAAGGCTCAAGGCGACCAGCCAAATGCCAAAGCTCTTGGCTCTGCGATTGGTGCAGCTGTGCAAGCTGAGCTAATAAAACAACAACGACCTGGAGGACTGTTGAGCTAATGGCTAATTTCCCTAATATTGCTCCTGATTATGGGGCTTCAAAACAAGCACAACCAAACGTTCGATCAATTCAATTTGGATCGGGGTATTCGCAACGAGCAACTTTTGGTATTAATCAGGATCCAAAGGTTTGGAGTTTATCTTGGCAAAATAGAACAGCAACTGACAGCAACACGATTGAAGATTTTTTAGAGGCTCGCAAAGGCGTTGAATCATTTAATTGGTCGCCACCGGACGAGGGGGCTACTTACAAATGGGTTTGTGCAAACTGGACAAAAACAATGCCATATTCAAATT